CTACGCATGGCAGCTGCTGACTCTGGTGTGCCACCCTCTTGGAACTCCCAGTTACCAGCACTGGTCTGATAGAAGAAACCACCAGCTGTCTCTACTATATTCTGTGGTGATTCTGTTATACGTTCTCCTAGTTCCCCGCCTACTACCTTAGGACGAAATCCCTCAGCTGTTACAGGAGATTGTTCTCCCTGCATCTCCCGTAGCATCTTTTGATATTTCAATCTATCGATTGGGGTCATCTCATCCATCGGCTTCACTTCTTCCATGGTGAAGCCACCATAATTATCTGGTGTTAGGCCATAGCCACCAGGCTTGCCTTCCAGAAAATCGTATCCACCAGCCAACCATTCATCAACCGTAAAATCTCTGCCAAATTCAGCTACTATTTGAGGTCTGTACATGGAGAAAGCTCGTCTACGAGCAGCATCTTTATTCTGAAATGCCATAGACCCAGGCCCAGGTATCTTTAAGAACAGGCCAGTTGTACCATAGTTCCATTCACCTTCTGGCACCTTATTACTTACCTGTTGTTGAGCTTGCTTTAGGTCTATCCCCTGGAATCCTTGTACGTAATTCCAAAATTCATGCAGTGCTTGGGATTTAGGTGTACGTTGTTCAGGGTCATCTATAGCATCTTGTATCTCTTTATCAGTACTGGGGCCACCCACATAATGCAGGAATCGTTCCGTCCTGCCATTGGGAAGAACACGCTGTCTGATGAATACCTTGCCTTTTAGACTATCTGGAAGGCCTAGTGGCTCAGTATCGCCACCAGCTTCTTGCCCTCGGCTAGGTACTCCTCCTGTTGCAGGATATCCTTCAGAAAGAGAAGCGGATATATTTTCCTGCTCCTGCTCTATAACTGACGCATCCCCAGGAAGTGCTGTTGCTATATCAGGTGCGTTCCATCCTGACCCCCTGACGCGTGACGCATGTTGACCTAATAGGTCATGACGACGTGTCTCAGCAAATGTCAATGAGTCCATCGGTGTGCCATCCGATTTTTTGGCATAGAAGTAATCATTGGCTAGGGTAAACATAGGGTATCTATCGCCAGCTTCTCCTCCTGTGCCAATCCACATCCCAGAAGCATCATCCCAATTCTCAGATGACACTTGACCTTCTGGTGTCATCTTTATCCCCAATGACCTCATCACCAATGCATGGTCTTTAGACAACTGTGCTTGTGATACATTCGGCTTCTGCATCAGGTAGTCAGATAGTCTGTCAGGCATAGCCCCTATGAATTCACCCCAAGTCTTGCCGACTCTGGGCGTAAGATATGGTGGGATATCTTTTCCTTGCCACCACTGCCATTTCAGCCAGTTAGTTATCCTATCTACGTCAGCTTGGTCTAGGGACTTACTCTTAACTAATTGGTCAACCAATTTTTCCTCCTTGACCACCAGCCATCTTCCTGGCCATCTCTATCATCGCCTTAGACCCGTTCTCTTTCACGAACCTACGCCTGTCATCAGGACTGCCGGTACGCAGCTTGTTCATGGCCTCTCTCTGACTGATGCTCTCTTTCATCAAAGGGATACCGTCAGTGGTATCCTTCTTGAAATCCACGACCTCGCCTATGAGATTAAGGACAACCTCGGTCAATTCACTTCTTTCACCCATGGCTAACCTGCAAACTCCTGTCCTACTCTACTGGGGCTGGGGGCCTGTGGTGTGAGGGGAGCGCGTGGTGGCCGTCCACCTGGGCCACCTGTAGCCATCCCACCCATGCTCTGGTCTAGTGGCATACTGTCAGGGCCTAGTATGGACTCACCCATAGGACTGCCAGGTGGTGGCATACCACCCTGAGCTTCCATATCTGACTGCTGTCTCTGCTGCTCCAGCATCTCCAGCAGGCCCATCTCTCGTGCCACCTCTTGTGCCAGTATCTTCTGCACCATGCTATCAGAGCGCACGAAGTCTTCCAATAGTCTGCGCCTCTCACCGGTGGAGTCTTCCAGCTTAGCGTCGGCAGACCAGTAGGTCTCCCTGCTCTTGAGGCCAGCTTGCACCTCACGCATGCCCATCTCACGGTGCTGCAGCTGCATCACAGGGTCTATCAGTTCGAAGCTGACCTTGACGGAGTAGTCATGCTCTATCTCGGTGGAGGATATGGTGTGTCCGTGGACGTAGAGGTCTAAGTCCATGATGTCTATGAGCTGTAACATCTGTTGACCAGCCACACTAGCCAGGTGTTCCAGCTGTTTGGCCGGTGCCACGAACCTGCGCATGGCGCTGGTGGATAGTATAGCTTGTTGTCCAACTGTTGATACCCCCTGCTCCCTGACACCAGCCAGAGACCGGGAGTAGGTTCCAAGTTCCAGGTCTTTATCCAGCCACTCTTCCGATGCGAACATCCACCGTGGCAGCTGCTGCACCTCCATGCGCCCAACATCACTACGGGTGTTGACCTCTATGATGTCACCCCTGGCCATCTGCTCCTGCAGCTCAGCTGCTTCACCAGTGGTGACGATGGGATTGAAGGTGGCCTCTATCAGTGCGTTATGTCTACCTGCTACGGCCTGCGCCTGGGCCTTCAGTGTGTCCAGGGCGTGGTCAAGCAGCCCTACAGCCATATATGTGGGGTCGATGGTGGATGTGCTGGTGGGTTCCTGGCCGTAACCGGAGTAAGCGTGGGCGTATGGTATGAATCCCCAGGTATTCTTCTCCACGAACAGCAGTTGACCGTCGTCTGTAGCCAGAGCGTGCCAACAATCCGTCCACCACTCGTCGCAGAGCACCATCTCAAAGGGATTATCCTTACATTCGAAGAGATTCACCTCCACCGGACGGCCTTTACCCCTCTGTTCGTACCTGCTGTGGGTCAAATCCTCCAAATCCTGGGCCAAACGGTGGGTTCTCTTGATGGCTATCTGCGGTTCCTTGCGTAACGGGTCTAGAAGTACCCTGGCAGGGTGTGGTGCTCTACTTCTGAAGGGCATCATGGTCTTCTTCCGGTGTTCCCACAGCCTCTGACGCTGTTTGAACTCCTCGTCACTCTCACCACGGCCCTTCTTGGGCTTATCTCGCCGGTTCTGGAGCACATCTGTGTCCAGACCTGTCTCAACCACGGCATATCCGTACAGTAATAGGTGTTTACCCATCTGTTTCCACGTTAGGTTGGGTTCTAGGAGCGCAGCTTCGTCCATCACTGCCTTAAGTGCAGGTTCCAGTGCGTCTGCGTGCCTCTTCTGTACCTCGGTAGTGCCGGTGGGGCTGCGTTTCACTATAGGGTCGTGGGCCAACTGGTGGTCTACGGCGTGGTCTACCAGTGAACGTGAGCGCATGGGCTTGAACCAGCCTGGTCTGTCCATACCATCAGGCCACAGGGAGAATGTCCTGTTGTAATAGGTGTCTATGTTCTCCCATTTGGCGTGGGTGTTAGACCACAGGTCTCCCAGGTACTTACGATACTGGGCTATCATCTCTGCGGTAGGCTTCTCGGACATCTTCCCGCGTGTAGTAGCTGCCATCACCACCTTCTCCTACGACTTATGGGGTTGAGTATGCTGGCCCAGCTTGGTGTGAGTGTGTCACGTGGTTTTCCCACAGCCTGGGCGTAGCGTCTGAGCTGCCACGCTATGCCCACAGCCAACGGATAGTCATCGTGGGAGCCACCTTGCCCCTCGATACGTCCATTCTTATGAGGATTCCTTATGATATTGTAGAACTGGGCCAGCCCTTCCTCCGATGGTACGGTGATAAGCCTGGAATTGACGGCTTCTATCAGCTCACCCCACAGAACGTAGCGTGACCTCTCATCGGTATGCCATCCCGCCTTGTCATCTTCCCGGTAATAGAGCTTGGGGTAGCGCATCGACTGGGCAGATGCTATAGTCAATACCCCCCAATCGTTATCCTCTATCGCCCATATCGGGCTATGGTATCTCTGGAGCAGCTTGGACGATGCCAGGGCCATCTGGTCTGGTGGCAGCAGGTTACTCTGCAGCTCTGCCACCACATATCCTGTCACTGTATCCAGTATCACCGTCACTGCGTAGTCCAGTCCTGCTCCGTGAGCAGTATCAGTACCGGCTGTATACCTCTTACCGGCGTGGAAGTCCTGATATATGTTGGCGTACACGCCACCGCAGTCCATCTTGGTGGCCGGGGGCCTCACATCGTTCTGCATCAGCCCTAATATGTCGTGGTCGAAGGCTGCTATCGTCCTTGGTGGTGCCAGGGCCTCTTCTTCAGTGGCCGGATACTCCTTCTCAAAGAGGGAAGCGTCGGAATATTCCGATTTTCTGGCATTGAACCACTC